AGTTTATTTGCAGCCATCCTACACCGTTGTCAGTGAGACTACTGACGTTAAGACTATTCCCGTCAGACGGTGCGCCGCCACTATACGTTCCGTAAATCCAACCTTTCGCACTACCGTTGGCAACATACTCCATCGCCACGCTGTTCGCACCAGCGGCATCCTTCAGGGTGTTTACTCTCAGTTCACTGGCCATTATGCGAGGTCTCCATGAACTAGTGACGCATTAATAGCATCAACATAATCATTTGCGCCTTCGTCAAAAATATAACTGCGATAGGAACCTGTTGCTACAGTAGTAAAGAAAGGCTCTGATTTATTAGTTCCGGGTGTTACTTGTATGTTGTAGTCTGCATTGTTCATGCTGTTAGTAAGGCTGATTATTTGGCGACCAGAGGCTTGGTCTGTCATTGACGCCACATTAAACGAATCTTGTAAAGATGTTCCATCAGCAACACCGACATGCCAGCACTTCGTTAGCCCCTGCTGCAACTGCATGGTTGCACTGCCACCTTCGCTGGTAATCGTGATATCACCTGCGCTGGTTACACCCTGCATTTCATCGACTTTGAGTACGCTTGCCATTATGCGAGGTCTCCGTTGTTATCAACGCCACATATTCTGTCACTAAAACTAGAGTTATTAAAAACCTGCTCGTAAGAGCAAGTGCTAGTTGTAGGAGTGCCATCCAATGTGACTGTCGTGTTATACGCAGTGGCGCTACCGGACTGACTCATTCCTGTAAAATTATAATCATCTGCACCAGTAAAACTGGATGTAAAATTGGTGATAAATCTACCAGTTGAAGAGTCTGTGACACTCGCAATATTTAAACTCTGATGAACGGTAGGACCAGCCTGTTCAAATTTAAGAAACGCTTTCGTGGCAGCTTGCTTCGTCAGCGTCACAGCAGACGTACCGTCCTTCGAAGCAATCGTGTCTACATTAAGAACGCTGGTCATACGATGCTCCAATATCCGTTAACAGTGACGGTGGCATTCTGTGTAATTGGTCCAGCCGACACGCCATTCTCATCGCTGTCGATTGTGATGTCAGCGTCGATGCTCTGGCCATTCAGGCGGATAATGCTGTCATTGCCCTTGAACGGGTAGCGGGTGTCACTCTCTGTCTTCGTGTACGAGTCAGCAACGGAGAACGCATCGTACACCACCATCTCGACAACATCGTTCAAGGATGCCCCGGTAACCAGCACGACAGTCGTACCCGTTGTGGCTGTGTAGTCTGTCCCAGGCTTCAATAGAACACCGTTTTGGTACACGTCCATGTACATGCTGTCGGAGTAAGACAGAACCAGCGAATCAGAATCCGATCCACTAAAACTCGTCTGACCGGCGGTGGCTTGATAGACGTAGCGGTTGCGAACACCAAACTCTGGTGATTTACCTATGTACGGCATTATGCGAGGTCTCCCATGACATGAGCATCAAGAATACTGTTGTCCTGCGCGGTGTTGTTTGATGTCTGCGATGTGTTGAGAGAAAACCCGTCAGTTGCTTTGTCGTTACAAGTCATTTCATCGTATGGGGTCCTGCCGGTATCACTCCTTGACCTGTTGTTAGCTATAGCAAAAGTTACATTGTTCATATTACTGGTAAAGCTAACCTGATGTGCGCCAGCGCCTTCATCTGTCTCGTGGCTGACATTAAATGAGTCGTGGATAACGGCATCATAACCATCAAGAAAACACCACGCTTTGCACAGCCCCTGCTGAACAGAAGTAGTTGCAGCGCCGCCTTCAGACTTAATTACAGCTTGTTCAGAAGTGTCCACTGTGAGAAAGGTGGCATTACTAGAGTCAGAAATGCCGGTGTTTAACCCACCTCTGTTTACTTTAGTTAGTGCCACCTTTTATCTCCTTATGCGTAAGGCGAGTCGCCCAGAGTGTCTGCATCCCAAGCGGCCTTGAGGGTTGCAATGTCAGTAGCCGCATCAATTGCTGCCGCTGCTGGTGCATTACGCAATGTTTCCTTCATCAACACTGAAGCTGCCTTTGCATCTGCATTATCAGACTCAAGTGCTTTCATGTAGGTAACATCTTCAGCTTCAAGCAGTGGCTTACGTACCTCACGGATTTTATCCTTGAAGATTTCTTTGGCCTTATCCATGTCCTCAGAGATTACGCTTCCGCTAATAGACCATGCACCACGAAAGTGACGGTCAGATGGAACGGTAGCCGTGGAAGCGTCAATCTGGTTCCCGTCCTTGTCTACGATGTATGTTGTTGGCATAATTTACTCCTTATGCTGCTAGGTCTAAGTCGTCGGAGATGCGCCATGAATTGCGCCACTCACGAGTTGTTGGCAACTGCGACTTCTTGCAGATTACCATCTTCGGGCGGTTGCCCTCGTCCCACGATTTCCATACGGACTGTGGGCAATCTTTCATAATCAGATATTCAATCGCCTGTTCTTCTGTCATTGCTGGCATAGGCTCAGTCTCATGCAACAGGTAGCCACGAGTGTGCTTCTTAAAGTCAGGCTGTGCCTCATCTTTGGCTAGTTCCCAGTATACTTCGACAGGTGGCAAGATACCACCCTGTAGCGCACACGCCATCCAGTTGGGGTCAGGAACCAGTATTTTTGCACATTCATCTACGCTGTCCTCATAGACTACACGATAGTCTGACTGCACACCCTCAAGGTTCTCTTTGGCCCAGCAGAGCCTATCCCATAGATGTGTGCCTTGAAACTCTGGGGTCACTGTCATGCGAGGTCTCCGTGTACTACAATATGATTATGACCGGTCTCATTTGCGTTAGCCGCACTATACATTTCTGTATCAACTTTTGTTGTTGTCTGTGCATTTGTAGCTACAAGTCGGTTAGACGGGTTTGTTACAGTTCCGCTACCACCACTGCTTACAGGAGCATAATATATATCGGACATTGCAGAAGTTAGGTTAACTTCAATTTCAGTTGCGTTATCAGTCAAACTAGAAACGCCAAAACTACCGTCTAACACAGGTGGGTTGTCTCCAGTATCAAAGTTTACCCACGCCTTCGCACTACCATTCACAACATAATTCGTATCCACCGAACCCGCAGTCGAGTGCGTCAGGGTATCTGCTTTGAGTGTGCCGAATGCCATTATGTAACCTCTATGTGAAAGCTGGCCGCTTGCTGGTTTTGGCCCTCGTCAGTGTAACTTATGGTCACGTCTGAAAGCGTTGAGTTTTGTATTAGGTAACCAACACGGCTGGCGTCGTTATTAATTTTTAAACCGGCTCCGTTAGTGGCCTCGTGAAAGTCAGCATCCCAGCTTACTGTCCCAAAGGTCGCCGGGCGTGGGTGTCCGGGCGTGGGGTGGTTGCCGCCGTGCGTCGTCTTTATGCCAAACACAATCACTGGTGCTGATGCGCCTGACGATGTGACGCTTTGTGTCTGATTGCTTAACGTCCCCGCAGTATCGGCATATATAAATCCATATGAAGACACAGACGTGATGGCCTGAGACGGCGTAAAAAATAAAATGGTATTCTGTTGAATTTCAGACTGCCCTGTAGTCACCGACCCGCTGGATATGTCTGAGGCGGTCATTATTTTATAGCTGAAGTCAAAACGAAACTCATTCCCGGCATTGGTTGGTCCGGTTCCGATCAATGTCCATCCTGTGTTCAGGTTGGCAGAAGGAACTGTTGTGCTTTCACCGTTAATACGCCTCTCGCACAAAATGGCTAGGTCTCCTGCCGAGCCAGCAGACAGACTAGTCGTAAGTGTCCTCGTGTCGTCTGTCGCATTCTCAACGGCACCAGTTGTGTCCTCCTCATAGGTGCGGGTGTTAAATGAAATCTGATTCGCAACGTCCGCCGCTTGACTGCTAGATGACATTGTGCCGAAAGGTATAAGCATTATGACGACGCCAAATCTCCAAGAAGCTGCCAAGTATCCGTAGCAATTTTAATGCAGCTTGCACCAGAATGCTGCGCTCGGAGCTTTAAGGTTGGGGTTGAATTTACGGTAACGCCAGTGCCACCAGCTACTGTTACTTGCCCGGCCCCTATTTGAATAAAATCAATACGAGTTCCTACAGGATAAGCTACGTCTGAATTAGGTGGTATTGTCAGTGTAATCGCACCGCTGTTATTCAAGGTGACGACCTTGCCGCCGTCGGTCAGAACAGTAGTATAGGTGGTTCCTGTTTGAGCGTTTATAGCAAACAGAATGTTTGGTCCTGTCCTACTCGCCCCTGTGAGCGTATCTACCTCAATAGTACTCATGCGAGGTCTCCGTGTGAGGTAGTTCTAATGCTTGCATCTTGATAGACAGACCCTGTGTAAACACGAGTTTGCCACTCCGTAGTTGTTAAACTCTGTGTCCATTGCTGGTTAATATTATTATCTACTGAAAACACAGGAACGTGATTTGCAGAATCAAAAGCATTAGTGACATTATGAGTTTGTATTCCTGTGCCAGTATCTGTCAGTGAAGCAATATTAAAACTGTCGTTTATTGTGGTTCCAGTGTTGTTTGTATTGTTCCACGCCTTCGCCGCACTCTGCTTCGTCAGCGTAGCCGCACCGCCGCCCGTACTCTGGATGGTATCTGCCTTCAATGTACTCATAGCGTCACCAATGTCCCGCCGCTTTCAACGGTCAGGGTCACGCCACTAGCTACAGTGAACGGGCCTGTCACGTTGGCGTTCTCCGTTGCAAGGATGGTTATGTCGGTAGTCAGGTTCTGTGCGTTAGTACGGAACAGGCCACCACCCTTGAAGTTACCCTTGTTCTGATCAGGTGGTGTTACAGACGACGCTGCTACACCCATGTAAATAACAAAGATGTTTCCAGTGCCGCTAGACGGTGCTGCCGTAAACGTCAGGGTTGTGCCGTCTGGCACGGTAAACGCATCCACGCTTTCCTGAATAACCCCGTCCACAGATACAATAATATCTTCCTGCGTCACCGCTGTTCCTAGCGTGAACGTAGTTGTCGAGCCGTCACCGTTAAACTCTTCGGTAGCTGGCCTCGCCTGGAACTGTGACGTTATGGGGTTGCCAATAAACGGCATCAGGTGATCTCCATAATGCTCAGGGTGGCGTCGATCTTAGCCGCAACGCTACAGTCAACTTTCAGTACGTCCGTCGTCTGCAACACAACCTTGTTTCCGGCCAGTAGTTCGACAGAAGATCCCGCCGGGATCGGGATGTCCTTGACCAACAAAACCGTCTCGTTGGTCTCCGTGTCAGATGTGTCGGACACAAGCTGTACGTCGGCGGTCACCTGACTGGTGTGCACGTTACACAGCATCAGGCCCAAGACCACGCTAGTCGTGCTTGACGGTACGGTGTACAGGGTGAGCGGCGTACCAGCACTCGCTGGCATGGCCGCATTCGTCTTCACTTTGAATGTGTTTGCCATGTTTCTATCCTAGTGCGATTGCCAGTGCGGTTGCGTCGTCAACCGAAGCCGCTCCCGCTGTGATCCCCAAGTTGGCGGGTGTAATCTTCTTCATCGTGCCGCCGTCGTCAACAAGAACGAAGTCGGCATCAGCGGCGCTGGTTGTCGTGGTTGGCGTGTCAGAGTTGCCAGTGGTTATGACGGTGCCGGTTGCGTCAGGTAAAGTGATAGTGCGGTCGGCTGTTGGGTCGGTGACAGTGACAGTTGTCTCAAAGTTATCAGATGTAGAACCTTCAAATCTAATGTTGCGGCTAGTGGTTAATTCTATGTCCCGGTAGAAGTAGTTCACACCTTGCTTCATTTGCAAGTAGGTGGCTTCTGCGCCACCGATCAGACCTTTAAATTCAAGCCTACAGTCTTCTGTGCCGTCAGACGCGTCTAGAATGCTTGTAAATATTCGCGTGTAAGTCACATCTTCGGCGGCATCATTCTTGCCGACAAACTCAATCTCGCCAATTTCGTCATTGTCTGCGGGGCTAGAGCTATCGCGAAATAATTTAATCGTAGGCTTTTCGTCTGCACCATCATCCGTTGACGTAATCATCACGCCATCGGCTGTCGTCTCCAGCTTTTTGACGTTGTCGTAGTAAAGCTCCGCAGCGCCGTTGCCCTTGAAGTAGGCTGATGTCTCGTCGCCCGACCCGACCCTAATCCAGCCGCCCGGCGTCGAGTTAATGTAAAGCTGGCCGGTGCCTGTTTCCGAGATGAAAGACCCGCTGCCGTCGTGATAAATCTGTAGGTCGCTGCCTGTACCGAACTTGGCCCTCGCGTTATCGGCAAACTCAAGCGCGTTGTCAGACTTGTCCCAGACTACGTTGTAGCTGTCTCCTGTGAAGGTAACGTCGCCAGTAAACGTGCCACCTGCCTTTGGCATGGCTGCGTCTGCGGTAGTCCCCTGCGCCGCAGTGGCGTAGTCAGAGGAATCGAATGCCTTTACCTGTGCAAGGTTCGTAACCTCACTGTCCATCAACGCACCAGCGGCGGTAACATTTGTCGTGTCAGTTACGTCTGCACTGGCTTCGATGCCGTCTAGTTTACTCCCGTCTGTAGCGAGGTCGCGTCCGTCAACGGTGCCGGAGACAACGATGTTGCCGGTTACATCTAAAGGTGCAGTCGGCGCAGTATTATTAATACCAACCTTTCCGTCCTGATAGACGGTAATTGCCTCGACATCCGTGCCAAGCTGGTTATGCATGTTCAACGCAAAAGAATTTGCGTTTCCAGTGCGAGTCCCTTTATAGATAATATCAAAGCCGTACTGACCAGAAGTTCCATTATTTGCACTGAGCAATGTCAAGTCTGCATTGCCTAAGTTACCGGTAGTCTCGATAGCAACTCCGCTAGTCTGGCTGAGTTGAATCTGATTGCCGCCCGTGCTTAACGCACCCCCCAACGTCGGGCTGGTGTCATCAGACAAATCCTGCATAGCAGAGTCTGCGGTAGTCCCCTGCGCCGCAGTGGCGTAGTCGGACGAGTCGAAGGCTTTGACCTGTGCTAGGTTCGTCACCTCACTGTCCATCAACGCGCCAGCAGCAGTGACGTTGGCAGTGTCGGTTACGTCTGCACTGGCTTCGATGCCATCCAGCTTAGATCCGTCTGTAGCGAGATCGCGGCCATCGACGGTGCCAGAAACAGTAATGTCTCCGGTAATGTCTACACCACCAGTAAGCGTCTCCAGCTTCTTGCTGTTAAGGAAATACAAAGCAGCGTGACCGTCGTCGCCGCCAAACTCAGCAATTTTATTGTTGCCAGAAGTCTCAACCAGCAAATCGTTTGTACCGGTACGGTATTTGATATCTACAGCGTTGGTGTTGACGCCAAAATCACTTCCATCGACAAATCGTATTCCGTTTGGACCGCCGCCTCCTATCCTCATAACCGGTTCGCCGGCGAGAGAGGTTAGCCTTAGCTCATTCCCCCCATCTACCTCAATGTCCCCATCCGCATTCAGGAACACCGCCTTCTCTGCTGGCTGCGTGATGAAGATGGTCTTACTGCCCGCTGACCAACTAACCGCCGCGTCGGCGTTGCTGGATTGCAGGATCGTTGTACGGGCTAACGTCGTACCAGACGCCGTGTAGGTGCCGATACCGACCTCAAAGTCCGTACCGTCCGTACATGCGTAGTATGTCGTGTTGCCGTCGCCGACTTCAGAAAACGCCTCAAAACCAGTAACGGCACCGGCCAAAGTATATGTGCCAGTGCCGGTAGTGGTGGTTGTCTCCTTAACGCGGTCCTTGAGTACCAGTGCCATTACTTCAACTCGATGGTAAAGTTCCCTGCGTTGATGCGGAAGATGTCACCAGATGCAATCGTCTTGCTGGCATCAAGAGCGCCAACAAACAGAATGTTGCCGCTGGTCGAAGCATCCGCAACGAAAGCATGCGTCACTGTGTAAGAAGCAATTCCGCTAGATGCGGAATATTCAATGTTTGCCGCATTGGTCACCGTCTGCTGGTCTCCCGAAGACGCGGTCAGTGTCCAGTTTGCCGCCGTCACCTGCTCGCGAGTGTAGTTAGCATCTTGTGTTGAAGTGTTAACTTCTGTCACCGAGCCAGCTTCTGCATCCGACACTGCGGTTGCAAGGCCGACATAG